ATCGCGGCAACCGTCATAGCCGAGACAATAGACGGCAGGCCCATGACAGGCTACACTGCAGCCGCGCCTTCGTTTCAGACCATCGGCGTTCTGGAGGTTATGAAGCTAGACATGCTGGACACAATGGCGGAGGATCAGGTATGAGCAGCAAGGCACAAGCGCGGCGCAAAAAGAAGGCCGCACAGGGGCAGCAATCACCGCAGGCGTCAACCACACCAGAGGCAGCACCCACGGCAACCAGTGCGCGGGAAACTACACGCCCCACGCCCGAACGTATGGCGCACGGCAAATGGATCAGGCCGCAAGGTGCCGACAAGCGGTCACAGCCAATGGTGGACACAGCGAACGACATGATCGGCAGGCTATACCAGCAGGGCCAGCTAACGGCATCACAGGAGCAAAGCGCGCGTACATTCCATGAGTTGTGGGCGGCGTATCGGTCAGAGCTTGGCGTCTCAGAATATCGCTCATGCTTGGCGGGTGGAGTAGGGGCGCATGACGAAAGCGACGGCAGGCCCGAAGTCTACGCAGCATGGTATGGCCTATGCGACAAGATCGGGCGCGTATCCGTGGCGGCAATCAAGATGCACGTCGAGCGCGGGGCCGACGAAAAGCCCATCAACCTGCCCGCGTTGAAATCGGCGCTTGACAGGGTTGCAGAATAAAAATTCGGTTGACGCGACTGCGTAAGTATGCAATTTTGAGACCAATATAATTCCGTCTTGTAGAAATGCAGGGCGGATTTTGCTTTAATGACGCTTTCATGCGGTGCATCACGTCCGGCTAATAACCGGTAGGAGTAGGGTCGCGGCCTACCTGATGCACCCCATGAGCGCGGCGACATAACGAAGCGGGCGATGTAAGGCTTTCGGTAGCGCCTCTTATGTGAGGAGTGAGATTAACCCGCCCGCGCTCAACCCACACATCCAGCCTCTCCACACGGCGAACCCCCACAGCCGATATTGCTATCAATGGGCGCAAGTCTCAACGCTGGGGGTGGGTTCGTTTTATCACGGCGAATTGGTGGCGCGGGGAATGATAAAAAATCAAAGGAAATCATAGCATGGCACGAGGTGGCAAGCGTGATGGCGCGGGCCGCAAGCCCGGCGCTGTGAATAAAGCAACGCAAGAGCAGCGAGAGGCGGTTATTGAAAGCGGGCTTACGCCGCTGGATTATCTGCTGTCTGTGATGCGTGATGAAGATGCAGACCGTTCCGAAAGGGTAGACGCAGCCCACAAGGCCGCTCCTTACGTTCACTCCAAGCTGGCAACGGTGGATCACAAGTCAACAGACGGCAGCATGTCACCGCCTGTCACGGTATATCAGCTTCCAGACAATGGCCGCAGTAACGACAATTAAGCCGCAGGAGGGGCCGCAAGAGCGGTTCTTAGCCAGCGGTGCAGACATAGCCATTTACGGGGGCAGCGCAGGAGGCGGCAAGACATGGGCCTTGCTGCTAGAGCCGTTACGACACGTTGAAAATAAAGATTTTGGCGCGGTATTCTTTCGCCGCTCTATGGTGCAGGTAAAAAATGAAGGCGGTTTGTGGGACGAGAGCGCGAAGCTATACCCGATCATCGCTGCCGACCCTAAAGAGCATAACGCCACATGGGCCTTTCCTTCCGGCGCTAACATATCGTTTGCGCATCTGGAACACGACAAGACGCGGTTCAACTGGCAAGGCTCGCAGATCCCGCTGATCTGTTTTGATGAGTTGACGCATTTTAGCGAAACGCAATTCTGGTACATGCTTTCGCGCAACCGTTCGATGTGTGGCGTGAAGCCGTATATCAGGGCAACGTGCAACCCCGACGCAGATAGTTGGGTTGCATCGTTCATATCATGGTGGATTGACCAAGAAACGGGCCTTGCCATTCCTGAGAGGTCCGGTGTTCTTCGTTGGTTCGTTCGGGTCGGCGATACGATCATATGGGGCAATGGACCTGATGATTTGACGCAATACACAATGCCGGATGAAAACGGCGACCCTCAGCCAATTCCGGCAAAGTCAGTCACGTTCGTCTCGGCCAGCCTAACAGACAACAAGGCGCTGATGGCTGCGGACCCAAGCTACATGGCTTCTTTGCTGGCACTGCCCACGGTAGAGCGTGAGCGCCTGTTAGGCGGCAACTGGAAAATCAGACCAGCGGCGGGCCTATACTTCCAGCGCCATTGGACGCAGATCGTTGATGCTGTTCCGTCTGATATGCGCATTGTGCGAGGGTGGGACCTGGCAGGGACGCCAAAGATTGAAAGCAATGATCCAGACTGGACTTGCGGCACAAAGATGGGCGTGACGCCAGATGGACGTTACTTCGTCCTAGATCACGTTTATGACCGCAAGGGGCCGATGGAAGTGGAGCGCCTTGTGAAAGGCACCGCAGAGCAAGACGGAAAAGATGTGGCGATTGATATGCCGCAAGACCCCGGCCAATCTGGCAAGGCGCAAGTGGCGACCTACAGCAAGCTGTTGGCTGGGTATAATTGCCGCTTTGCCCCTGTGACGGGCAGCAAGGTTACAAGGTTTTCGGGATTCTCCGCACAAGCCGAGGCAGGAAACGTGTTTGTCTTGCGCGGCAAGTGGAATGATAGGTGGCTTTCTGAGTTGGAAAACTTCCCGCCCGAAACCGGGCATGATGACGACGCAGACAGCACAGCGCAGGCTTTCAACTTCTTAGCCAACAAGCGTCAACCGAAAACAACAACAACAACGGTCAAAGGATTATACTGAATGGCCGTTAATTCGCTGCACCCACAAATCACGCGCCAAGTGCTGGACGATTGGCGGCTGTGCTATGACGCCTATCAAGGCGAGGGCGACGTGAAGCAACGCGGCACAACTTACCTACCCATGCCGTCAGGATACACGACGCACGGAGACAACGGCATCGCGGCCTATGCGGCATACAAGATGCGCGCTCAGTTCCCCGAGGTTCTGGCAACCAGCGTTGGCGCTATGGTTGGCATCATTCATGGCGAGGAAATCGCGGTCGAATTGCCCGGCAACATGGAATATCTGTTCGAGGACGTGGACGGCGAAGGCATTACGCTAAACGACTTTCACAAGAACATCACGCGCAACTTGCTGGTGTCGGGACGCTACGGCGTGCTTGCAGATGCACCGGAGGGCGGCGGTGATCCATTCCTCGCAGGCTATCGCGGCGACACGATTATCAACTGGGACGTTGGGTTCTTCGTGCTGAATGAAAGCGAGGCTGTTCGGGATGGTTTCGTATGGGCGCAGCAAGAGAAATACCGCGTTTTGCAGCTTCTCGATGGCGTTTACACCGCGACTTTGCACAAGTCAGATGGCGAGACGGACGTAACTCCGACGCGACTTGGCGGAGGCGCACTCAACGCGATCCCGTTTGCCGTAGCGTCTGCAAAAGACATGGGGCCGGATATGGAAGCCCCACCGATGATCGGCATCGCTCGCGCGGCTTTATCCATGTACCAGCTTTCAGCAGACTACCGCCTGCAGCTTTACATGAGCGGGCAGGAAACGCTTGTCGCAATCAACGGGCCAGCACCTACCGCCGTTGGCGCTGGCGTGGTTCACGAAATGCTAGGCGATGAAAATTTAACGCCGGATCTGAAATATGTATCGCCAACATGCGCAGGCATTCAAGCGCACCTTGAGGCAATCCAAGATAATCGGACAATCGCCATTCAAGCGGGCGCGCGTCTGTTTGAGCAATCGGGGCAGGCCAATGAATCCGGCACCGCGCGCAAGATGCGGTTTCGCTCAGAGACGGCCAACCTAAAGACGGTGGCGCAATCATCCTGCTCATTGCTAGAGGCGTCACTGCGCAACATCGCGCGGATGCTGGGGCAGTCGGATGCGGTAATCGAGGCCATCACGGTAACGCCGCCGAAGGACTTGCTGGACGCCACGCTCACGCCACAAGAGGCCGTTGCGCTGTTCGCGCTGGTCGAAAGCGGCGGGCTTGCACAAGAGACATATTACGAGCGCATTCAGGCGGGCGGAATTGCCAGCCAAGAACGCACGTTTGATGAAGAATACGCTCTCATTGAGGGCGGCGATATTCGGGCTGACAGCCTGTAATCACCGTGGCGATGCCACACCCATAATCTAAAGGAATTAAGCCGATGGCTTTGCAAACTGTTCTCGACACTCTCGACGGCATTGATGATGCTGTTAAGCCCTTCTACACCGAAACAGACGGCAAGTTCATCTTGCAGGTGTCCGGCGTAGATAATCACCCCGATGTTGCCAATCTCAAATCAGCATATGAGCGCACGAAGGCCGACCGCGATGCGGCACGTTCCGAGCGCGATGCGGCCAAGGCACTCGCCAAGGAGTTCCCCGAAGATTTTGACGCTGAAAAGTGGGCAAAACTCAAAGACGGGAAAGCTGACGAGGCCGCGCTCATCAAGCTGCGCCAGACACTCGAAGCCGAACGCGACGAGTACAAAGGCAAGTACGAAGCCGAGCAAGGCCGCGCGCTTAAAAACGCACTCGACCGTGATCTGACAGACGCGCTCAACGGCGCAGGCGTCACAAACACGTCATTTGCAAAAGCGGCGCGCACAATGCTGGCAGGCGATGTGAAGATTGGCGACGATGGCAAGCCCTTCGTGGATACCGACATGGGGCCGCTGGCCTTGGTCGATCACGTTAAGCGATGGGCCGCTGGTGAAGGCAAGGACTTTGTGACCCCAGCTTCAGGCGGCGGCGCAACGGGTGGCAAGAACGGCAACGCCCCAGCTAATGCGGAGACATTCGCAAAGATGGGCGACAAAGAGCGCACGGCTCTATTCCACAGCGACCCCGAAACATTCCGGCAATTAGCTGGCACATAATCTCGAAAGGAAAGCCTCATGGCTACCACACAAATCTCTGATGTATATGTCCCCGAGGTTTACTCCTCATACACGGCTGTGAACGGCCCCGAAAAGACTGTTTTCTTTGACAGCGGTATCGCAGTTGCAAACCCTGCCCTTGCTGGCATGTTCTCCGATGGCGGGCGCATTGCTGAACTGCCGTTCTGGAAGGATCTGGACGCATCCGATGAGCCGAACTACGGCACCGACGATCCAACCGATATTGCCGTGCCTGCGAAGGTCACGACAGGCACGCAGGTTGCACGCATGGCCAGCCTTAACCAAGGCTATTCGTCTGCGGACATGACAGGCGAACTTGCCGGGTCTGATCCCATGCAACAGGTTCGCAATCGCTTCGGCAC